TTTTCGCATTAAGTTTTTAATTTGCGAAATTTATTGTAAATATTGTGTATAAAAATATAAAGTATATATGAAAAAAATATATATGTACATTTCTTTTTTGCTACCACTCGAAGTGTGTAATTAAAAATCTATAATTTACTTTACTGGATTTTATTAATTGCTATAAAATTCTTTTACTTTTGGGTTTGCTATTATTTTAGTATAATCAAAACTTGTTAAAAATAAACCGGCTAATGATTTTACTCGCGATAATGCTACATATGTTTGTCCATATTCAAATATATTTTTTCCTATATCCATTATTGCACCATCTAATGTTAGTCCTTGTGCTTTATGAATTGTTATTGCCCAGGCATAAATTAATGGGATTTGTGATACACATACATTTCTATTTGTTTCCTACTTCCAAATATGAGGACCTATAATTATTGGATTATCTATATTATTAAATTTTACTAATGGTAATCCATTTTCAAAATTTACAATTATTCCCTGACTTCCATTTGCTATTTGATTTATACTATCTAAATCTATATTTGCAATACACATTACATGTGTTCCTATTTTTAATTCTATAATTTGTTCCGCCATAATATTATTTGCTAAAAATTCATAATCATGCTTTAAATGACTATTTGATGCTATCAATAAATCATTTAAACTATTTTCTAGCGAAATTCCCTTATCTTTAGAATTGGTTTTTAAATATTTAATATTATAAATATGTTTTTCTCTATCTTTTGGTAATTCGTTATATGATTTAATATTGATACTTTCTGTATCTCTTTTATATGGATTTATAATAGTTAATACTTTATCTTTTCTTATCTCTTCTAACTCTTCCATACCAAAAACTCGAGTTTCTAATAGAGCTTTTGTAGAATGTGTTATTCTGCCTTGTCTTACATATTTTAGAACTTTTAAAAACTCCTCTTCTTCTTGTCTAAAAATACTTTTTAAAAGAATCTGATTTTCTTTTGGAAAAAGTTGATTCCATATTTCATGTTCGAAGCAAAACATTGATGCTTCTTTATCTATATCATTACCATTTACAGGAGGTAATTGATAGAAATCTCCGGAGAATAATACTTGTAATCCACCAAACGGTAGATCTGGGGTTTTATATACTCTTCTTGCTATTTTATCTAAAATAAGTAAAACTTTTAATGACATCATACTTACTTCATCTATAATTAGACATTTTAAATTATACCAATTTTTCAATTTGTATTTTTTTTTTGTAAAAAGCTCTTCTAATATACTTTCAATTGACTTATTTACTAACCCCAAACCAGCAAAACGATGAAGCGTTGTTGCTCTGCAATTTAATAATATACTTGCGCAACCAGTTAAAGCACATACCTGGATTTTATCATTATTTTCTTCTGCATCTTGCACTATAGTTTTTATTAAAAATGTTTTTCCTGAACCTCCTGGACCTGTTAAAAATATATTTTCACCTTTTTTATATTTTTTAAAAACTAAACTTTGTTCATTATTTAAAATAGACATAAACAAAATTTTAATGTTTAATAAATAATATTTTTATCATTAGATTTCAATTTTATTATAAATATTCTATATAATTATATTAAATACTTTACATAATTTTATAGAATGGTGAAAATCAATCCTTATCTTTACCGTGCTTGCTCTGCTTCTTGTGGAGCTCTTTCTACACTTCCTATAGATATTATACAGACTAGTGTTCTAACCCAACGAAATGTAACTTTAAGGGTAAACGAACTACCCTTAATGTTAATTATGTCAAACCTTTTTGCTATACAGAATACTGTCTTTTCTTGTACTAACTGTATACCGAATATTTCTTTGAGAGCTATTCTTGCTAGTCTTTCTATATCTCCATTTGTTATTTTTATTCAAGCAAAAAAATATTATTATAGGTTTGGATTATCTCCAAATTATAAAAAATTTATATTTTGGACAACTCTTAGAGAGATTGTATTTTATATTACTATTTATAATTTGTATAAAAGTAATATATATTTATCTCAAATTTTAGCTCCTCTTTTCTCTAATATTATATCCTATTCTTTTAGAATTATTGCAATTAAGAAAAGTTATCTTGATATTGATATAACATACAAAAATATTTTATATGCAAGTATTCTTGAAATTATAAAATCTTCTATAGGAGATTCTATATCTCTATTCTTAATCTACAACTATAAATTTTCTCCGTTTAAAATATAACAATATCTCTCATCTTTTTACAAATCTATCAGATTTTCTACCCGAACAACTGCCTTGATTTTTAAAGCTCTTATCAACTCTTCATGATTATCTATAATCTCTCTACATCGTTCAAGTTCCTTCTTAAATTTACTCTCCTTATCATCCAATATATTCCTGAATTCTACTTTCTCTTGTCTCTTCTCCTTTTCCAATTGTTCAATTCTCTCTCGAAGTTCTTCTGGTGACTTTTCCTCTAGAGAGCTCCGTCGTGCGTTCATATCAGCCACATATTCTTGGTGTTGTTTCGAGTTAATATGCTTACTAATAAAATATGGATACTTGTTGTTCGGAACCTCATAGATACCTAGATTGTATCGTCCATTACAAAACTCGTTCAAATGTGATTTGCATAGACACATAAATCCCATTGGATAGTTTCGCCTAAGTTGTTGAGCAGTCTGATCTTCCAATGCGCCTGTGTTTGGATTTTTTGTGAGCTGGTACACACGATCACCCGTATAGTCAACAATAGCAGTCATAGTTTTTCTCTTTATTCAAGAGTTTTACTGATATAAAATTTTATACTAATTTTATATCAATTTTTTTTCTTCTATTGATTTTTCATATACTATACACAAGTACTAGATCGTTCTAGTATAATATTCTTACTATAAAATAATGGTTTTATTTTTATACTAAAAATAACACAATCTCTCATATTATCATATTCTGGTCTCCCAAAATCTACCTTTAATCTATTTAATGTATTTCTCAAATTATAACTTAATACTATCAAATCTCTATTATCATTTTTTAAATACTTTGCTGTTCCATTTTGATTTACTATTCCTTTTAATTTTATGGCTACTGTATTTTCTGATAGAACTTCTGAAAAGATTTCTTGCGTTCCTAATACTGGAATTGTAATTGTCTTTCCATATTGTCTTCCTATTGGAGGAAAAACATTTCCTATTAATCCATATACTAGTAACAAATTGATTAACATATTTTATATTATTAAGAATGTATCTTTATATTTAAATTAAAAAAATTTAAAGTTAATCTCTCAAGTTTTATTAATGCCTAAGAGAGAAACTGATAATTCTATTACAATAAATAATGAAAAAATTTTAAAGTTTTTTAACGAACATAAAAATCTAGATATTGAACAAACTTTTTTAACATTTATAGATATTATGGAAAAACTTAGTGATAGTCTTAATAATAGTATTAATAGTACAACTATCAACAGCCTTTTTGATAATATTAAATCTATGCAAGATAATCTAACTAATATTAATCTTAATATGAATAAACTTCAAAATGATATCTTAGCAAATTTTACTGTAAAACTTAATGAAATTAAGAGAGAATATGTTGAAGATTTAAAACTAATTCTCTCACAAAATGTTTCTGATAAAATTTCTCCTCTAATAAAAGAACATACACAATTATTAAATGAAAAAACTACATCTCTTATCAATACTGTTGTCCCTTCTAGTAATAAAGATCTACAGCTATCTCTTAGTAAATCAGTTGAAAGTATAAATGAAGCTATAAATAAAGACACTCAGCGTTTACTTGACAATAATATTAGTAGCGAGTCATTAAAAGAATTTATTAATAATGTTGAAGGTAAATTTACTAACATTATTTCTCAAAATCAAACTCTTTTTAATAATACTATTTCAGCAAGCGAAAAGAGAATTGATAGTAGAATTCGCGAAGTTAATGAAACAACTACGAGAGAATTGGGTAATATTCGCGAACTTTCTAATAATAGTAATAATACTTCTAAAGATCTTAATAATTCTCTCACAGATCTACTTAAAAAAATGGAAAATTCTTCTAGTAAAGGTAAAATTAGTGAAAATCTTCTTCTTGATATTCTACATAATCTTTATCCTTCTGCACAAATTGATAGTGTAGGACAGCAAAAAGAAACTGGCGATATTATGCTGATTAGAAATAATCGACCTAAAATTCTCGTTGAAAACAAAATTTGGAATAAAAATGTTGTACAAGAAGAAATTAAAAAATTTATTCATGATATTGAAACACAAAATTGTTGTGGTGTATTCCTTTCACAAAATTATGGTATTGCTGGAAAAGAAAATTTTGAAATTAATATTCATGATGGTAATGTATTAGTTTATGTACATGAAGTAAATAATGATCCAGAAAAAATTAAGATTGCTATTGATATTATCGATAATTTTTATGATAAATTAGAAGATTGTATTGATCAAACTACTGAAATTGATAGCATCAGTAAAGAAAAATTAACCGCTATCAATATAGAATTTCAATCTTTTGTACATTCTAAATTAGCACTTGTTAAAATTGCTAAAGAATTTAATCAAAAATTCTTAAAACAAATTGATGATCTTAAAATTCCTACGCTAGAGGAATACTTATCTAGTAAATATTCTACTAGTAGTAGTAAAATTACATGTGAATATTGTGGTTTTATTGCTAAAAATCACCAGGCTAAAAGTGCTCATATGAGAGGCTGTCAAGCAAAAAAAACACATCTAGCAAATAAATCAGATAAATCAGATAATAATATCATTACAATTGAATAAGATACTAGTTATTTTATATTTAAAACATAACTAGTATAGCAATCTAGAGTGATTTTACACACATTTGGAATAAGATTCTATTTACTAAATAGTAAACTAATGGACCAATTGTAGCTAGTACAAGATTCATTCCACCTACTAATTTATTTTTCTGCGACATAAGATTCATTACACCGATCACTACTCCTAAAACTAGAGAAATTAAAGAAAGAACTCCTAGAGCAAAAAATATATCACAATATTTTTTGTCTAAAGGACCCATATATCCAAAGAAATCGTTCTGCATTTTATATATATATTAGAATAAAAAAATTAATTATTTATATATATTTAATTAAATTATAAACTTAATATCATAATATTTATTTATTAGATATTACATTGCTAGAGGATACTCTTGAACATATGTTATATATCCATCTATTTCTGCATCTCTTGCTCCATCAGTACTCTCATTTATTATAAATATAGAATTCGTATTTGCATTACCAATAAAAAAATTTAATCTTACAATATCATTCATATTAGTTCCAGCATCAACAAATTTCCATTCATTTGCTGGAAAAGTTACGCGCACACCACCATTTGAATCAATAATTGATGTAGATGATGGAAAAAAATAAGTTTGTGCATTTCCAGAATTTGGATTGCCTATTCGATGTACCTTATCAAAGTCACTCGCACCTGTTCCTGATCTAATCTCTAAATCTACATATGCATTTGATCCCCATTGAAAAATATTTCCTGTTTGTGTTGGTCTTGGACAAAAAGGAGTATTTATATAAACACCCGTTATCCATATTTTTTTCATTAAATGTAAATATGAAGTAATTGGTCTATCTATTGTATGTGCTGTGCTAGATGATGTTGGCATTAACCCCAATCTAGCATAAGAAGCGGCCGGAGCAAAGTTATTAGAATATGGAAAATATGAATATCCATTATTTGTAATAGATGAACCCTTACTGAACCCTGTTAATCCGCCATACTGTGAATCCCCTGCTAAATCTCTTGAATACAAATGCATATATTGTTCATTTATTAGAATCTTAGATGAAATAGAATTTCCTACTGATGGTTTCCATATTAAACCATCTATTTGTTCTGTTGCACTTGAAGAATTACCTATATTATTTGCTATACCGATAGAATAATTTGATAATTGTGATGACATATTTGTTATTGAATCCCTTTGTAATTCTAATGGTAAACCGAATTTTGCTGTATTATTAGTATGTTCTACTTCAAAAAGTAATGAACCTCCACTACTTTCTACCAGTAAATGATTTGTTATAATACTACCTATATTTGAAATTCCATTTCCACTTAAATCTAAATCATCTTTCATATAAACCTTATTTAATATCATATCTGATGTATAATTTAATACGGATTGTCCTGGATTTCCTGCCGCTACTATACGTTCTGTTAAATCTATTCCTTCTATTGATGGATAGAATAATGTAAAATTAGAATAAGTTGAACCATCCCATAATGTATTACCTGTACCTGGATACCCCGATTGTGAATATCCTAATGGAGTATTATCTGCTGTAGGTGCACTCGGATTACTAAGATCACTAGTCCATCCAAAATAATTATTATTGTAATACAATTTAATTGTTATCTCACTTAATGTATAACTAGTAGATGAAGTATTTTGAGATATTTGTATCTGTAAGATTCCTCCATCATAAATACTCGCATATGCCATTCTAACCGCTTTAATATGTCTATTACTACTTAACCCATATGTAATATTTTTAACAACATCTAATGTTTGACCTTTTTTATAATGATGACTTGCTTCTAATCTTATAGTTTGATGTGAACCAGAATTATTACATGTTATCTCAAACAATCCATCTGCCCTCTGTGATTGATTAATCATATCCTGAAAACCTACTCGACCAATTGTTACCCAGTCTTCTTGTGAATTTGTTGTAGATAGATTATCTGTTGTAATACTATATTCTGAGTATCCATCAACTTTCAAATCTCTATATGGAGTACCCGAAGATGTTTGATGTTTTCTAAATGGTATTATTGTTTCACTTGGAAGTCTAGCTACATTATTTAAATAATCACTAAATGATAAATCAGATAATGTTGTTACTCCATTAACACTTAAATCTTGATTAATTGTTCCATTTCCATATACTATTAAATTTCCACTTAATTCTATATTACTATTACTATATATATCTCCACTTATTGATAAATTTTCATTTATGTATATTGGCGAATTTATATTTATTATATTTAATCCAGCATCTACAAAAAAAGCATGAGATGTATCCGTTGTTCCTACTGCAAAATCAATATCTTCACTATAATAATTTATTACTACTTCCCCCGATTGAAAAAAATTTGACACTTCTGTTAAACCTTTTACAATAATTGCATGTCCATTTGAAGATAAACTTGTACTTCCTATATACCATATATGCTCCGGTGTAGTTGTCGTGCATTGAAATCTCAAACCTTCTCCTGTAACACCTATATTATTTAATTCTAATCCCCCTCTATTTGCTGTTTGAAATAAATTTATATTACTATTACCCTTTTCTACACCTATAATTGTTGTCCCGCCAGATGATTGTCTTACTTTAAATGATGATAGTGTAGAATTTCCCATATTTACAAAAAGATCATCGCTTCCTATATCCATATTTAAATCATCAGTTATCCCATCGACATAAATATTTTTATATGTTGTTGTTCCTAGAAATGTTGTATTATTATCTTCAAACTTTAATTGAGGACCACCACTGCCTCTATTTATAATTGTAATACCATCATTACTACCTCCTGATAAATCAACTATAACTTTTCCTGAAAATAAAGAATTTCCACAAACATCTAAAGAAAATCCACCACTATTTGAAGGTTCGCCTTTTATATTAACATAACTATTTACTTCTAATGCACCTGATATATCTACTATTGTAGCTGATATATCTAAAACTCCACTTGGATCAGTACTTATTATATCTCCTTTAATATATTGATTTTCTAGTAAAATAAGATCTTTATTTACTTGAAATGAATTGTCAATTATTTCATATAGACTTGTTATCGCATATGGTCCTCCACCAATTAAATTAAGACTTACGTCAACATGTGATGTATAAGTTGGACCAACAGGTAATTCTAACAAATCTTTAAGTATCCAATTAATATTATTAGAAAGAGGAGCGCTATAATTTTGACTATTATTTGATAATACAATTTTTATATAGTCCACTTGTGTACCACCAGCATATAAAAAATCGGTACATAAAAAATAATCATTTCCATCATCTACAATATATAAATTACTACAACCATTTAAAAAGTCACTATTTGTGTTAGATATAACTTTAATAAATGGTGATTTATTATCTATAACTCCAGCAATAAAATGAATTATTTGTTCATAATTTGGTATTGTTAATTGCATAGTAAAATAACCTGTTGTTATAGCATATGTTTTTACAACGCTCGCAATAATTAATGATGCAAATGTTGCCTGTGGTAATAAAGGTGGTAACATAAAAGGATTTAATGTAACTTCTTGTATTAAATTTGTATTTGAAACTATTACATCTCCTGCATTATAATATATATCATTTCCTATTAATGTCCAAAGATTTCCAGATACACCATTTACTATACTTTGAACTTGTCCCCAACTAGGAACCCCTGAATTATCTGTAGCATCTGCTATATAGGTTATCTGTCCTCCATTCATGCTTATATCTCCTAATGCAGCTATATCTCCTGTCACTTTTAATTGTGCATCTATTAATGTATCAAGTGTTGTTGCTTTATTTCCTGTTACCATTCCTCCTGGATTAAATTGTAAATTTATTTGCGCAATTGTTTGATCTAAACCGATTAACGGCGTTGATGTTAATTCCCAATAACCTATATTAGTTCCATCTGATGGATTTCCTTTTCTCTTATTTTGATAAACTCTTACAAATATTCTTGACGGATTTGTAGTATATCCTCTATTTATATATAAATTTGCGCCAGCATAATAAGAACTCCCTGAAATATCTATTCGTATATCATATATTCGTTGTCCATAATAATTATTTGAAATAACATCTATAAAATTTCCTCTAGAATAACTTGAACCTGCTCTGAATACAATTGTTTGTCGTAAGCCACTTGTATCATCATCTAAAACAAATAAACCATTTGCTGTTTCTCCTGCTGGACCAGGATCTATTTTAGCTATACAAAACCATTCTGTATTACCAACTCCCATTACACTTCCACTTATATCATTACTAAAATTTTTATAGTCTACAAATCGTGTTCCATCTATACTTTCAATTATGCCATCTACATATAAATTACCATCTATATTTACATCTCCACTAATATCTAGATAACCATCTATATTTATATCTCCACTAATATCTAGATCACCATCTATATTTACATCTCCACTAATATCTAGATCACCATCTATATTTACATCTCCACTAATATCTACATTTCCACTTACTTCTAATGTATTATTTATATGTGTTATGCAACTTGTATCTACATACAATGCATCCATTCTATTTATATTACTCTTTCCACAACCGATTACAAATATTACATTTTGGCTTATATCATTATAATGACCTGTTGCATGTCCGCCACTAGTATCTATAATTGTACCAAATCCTTCAGCATGAGCATATGATCCTAATGAACCTATTCTATTAAAACCTCCTTCAACATGAGCTGGAAATTGCGTTACTTCTATTAAATTACCCGTTCCTTCTATATGACTTCCTGTTCCCAAAGGAATATTATTAGATATACCTTCTGCATGACAATGTGCAGAATTTTCTCCAATATTATTGTTAAAACCTTCTGCATGACAATAAGTTCCTGAAATATCATTTCTTAATCCTTCCGCATGTGAACCTATACCTACCAAATTAATTATATTTCCAGAACCTTCTGAGTGACCAATTGTACTATTTACTATGTTACCTCTTCCTTCTACATGACAATATTGTCCTATTGCAGAATTATCTACTCCTTCAGAATGTGAACCTACTCCGCTTGCAATTGTTCTATCTCCTTCTGCATGTGAATAATCACCTGAAGCAGTTGTTAATGTGCCTTCTGCATGCGAAGCTATACTAAATACTTGATTTCCAGAACCTTCTATATGTGAATATAATGCAGATATATCTATTGTATTATTATATCCCTCTGCATGACTAAATGAACCTCTTATTGTATTGCTAGCTCCCTCTGCATGTGATGATTCTGCACTAATAATATTATTTCCTGAACCTTCTATATGACTGTATAAAGAATTACTACTTACTATGTTATTTCTACCTTCTGCATGAACATATGAACTATTACTATCTATTAAATTATCATGACCTTCTATATGACTCCAATTAGATGTCCCCTGTATTACATTACTTCTACCTTCAGCATGAGAAAATAATGTATAAATTTCATTAGAATCTCCTTCTGCATGTGAATAATGTCCTACCCCAGAATTTGAAAAATACGGTCCTATTTTACATGCATTACCTTCAACGTGTGCATAATCTCCACCTACCCATGTTCTATATCCTTCAGCATGACTGCATTCTCCGCTGACTCCTTGATAGCCTGTAATATTCGGAGGATCAAAAAATCCTTGTATCAAACTTCCTGACATAAAAGTATTTCCAGATATTGTTAATATTATTTGGGGGTCATTTATACTATTAAATGAAGGATCACCTGTATGATCTACAGCACTTCCATCTAATATTGGTAAATTATCATAACCTATATACATTTTATCTCGATTATAAGTATAATAAGTTCTAACTACTTCATTTCCACATAAATCATAATTTGTTCCTGAAATATCAACATAACCATCTGGTAGAATCATTCTATTAAGTTTATCAATTGACGTTTCTATTTCTGTTAAATCTGGTGCGCCTGTATTTGTAATTATAACACGATTATTTCCTGTAAATGATAAATCAAATCCAGAATCTGTATCTAAAAATATCTCTGATATATCTTGTATGGGTCCATAATTATTATTACTAAAATCGCTTACCCCAATTGTTCCTGAACCACCTCCTCCACCGCCTCCACCTGCTCCATATGTACCTGTATATCTATAAAATGATAATTTTGGTGCTTTTGTATAATCTTGTATTCCACCAGAAGTTATATCTTGAATATTATTACTGTTTAAAACTGTTGTTGTTGCATAAAATTGAATTAAACCATTTGCTGAATTTTGTATCCAATATAATGGTGTATTATTTGGAGCTCCAACATTCACAAAATTCGTTGAAGGAGGTGTTGCAAAATTTCTCTTTACAATTGGTAAATATGTTGGATCTAACACATTTATATCATCAAACTTAAATGGTATCATACCTCTTAATAAATTATTACTTTGATTTGTTAATGGATTTGCTGATGGATCTATATATTTAAACCATACTTGAGATGCAGCACCTGGTACAGGATCTAGTGGAATATTTTTAAAAAATGTTAATTGTGGATAACCATATGCAGCCAAATTAAAACTACTATCACTTGCTATATTATTGCATATATCTAACGCTGATATTCTAAGATTACTTGGTAAACTTAGAGGAACTTCTTGATTTTGTATTTCACTATTAAAAACATAATTTATATTTTTCAAAGGTTCATTTGTAAAATTAGAATTTTCTGGTAATAATGCATTTGCTGTACCTATAAATTGTCTAAAAAGTAAATTTGTTTTTCTATTATTATTCAGCAATGACATAATATATATTATTCAAATATATATTATATTATGTATTAACCAAAACTAATCTGTATAGATGTTATTTTTTTTGTACTGTTATATGGTAAATTTATTCTAAAATAATGCCTTACTGTATTTCCTCCTGTGTTTTGATTAATTGTTTCTACAAAATAATCTGTTAAATAATTTCTTCCATTCATAAAAGCTGGTGCTCCATTTCCTGTTTTTGCAGCTGGAGCCCCCGCAAATTGATTACTCTTTTGTACATCTCTCCATCCTGTAAAATATGCATTTCCGCCACTTGTTAAAGGATATGGGGCACTACCAGAACCAGTATATTCTTCTAATACTTGTAAAAAATAATCACTTCCTAAAACTAGTGTAGTCGACCCATCCTTTATTAGTATTTTTACATGATTTGTTCCTCCTAGTCCAGTGTCTATAGGATTATCTGTTCTTATTACCATAGTTTTTGCATTTGTTGTTGTTTGCCATGTAGGCTGACTACTTGTACCATCATAATATATATTTACACTTGAATCTATATAGCTAATAGTACCTATTGTAAATCCCGATGTTGTATATAATGAATAATCTTCTTGATTAACTGGAGTGTTAGGGTCCTCATAATATTGTGTATAATCTATAAATGGATTATCTGTTGTTCCACCACCACCTTGTCCTGCTCTGAATGCACCATTAGCCCACATCATCATATTACTTGTTATTGCATTTTGATGGCTGTATACTACAAATGGATCTGTTGTACCACCACCATTTACTGTTGGATATAAACCCGGTCCTACATTCATAAATTCGGTTGAAAATGATATATTACCACTTCCTGATGTCCAAGTTCCTGGCGGATTACTACTTGTATTTACCCATGTATAATCCCACCATAAAGGGTTACCATTAAAACTTATATCTAAATTGTTTGCTGTTAAAGGCGAAGAAAGAGTAACATTATTTATATATTCTCCTGTTATGTAAAATTGTGGCGTAAAATTTCTATCTCTTGAATAATAATAAGCCGATGCCTGAATATCACTCTTTGTTATTTGTAAATTTTCATTTAGATTAACTGTAGGTGGATTTGTATTTAGCCAAGCCTCTGAATAATTGTCAAATTGATTTCCTGAGGCACCAGAATTAGAACTAGCATATAATAAATCCCCTGTCATAATTGTATTACTTGGCCTCCATGTTGTATAAAGATTTGATAATAATCCTGTAACTGTAAAAGATGCTACTACATTATTTTGTGGTCTACCTAAACCAAAAAAATCACTTGTTAATACAGGTAATGGATTAGTTTTTGTATAATTAGTTAATGTAACCGATTGCGTATATACTTCTCCTATTCTTAAATCATAAGTTAAACTTTGATTAGATTGATTACCTGCAAAATCCTGAGTTAATGTTATCTCCCAATCATTATACGAATTATTTGATATATCTGGATAATTTGTAAGATTTATATTTTTTACTATTATATTTGATACATCTACTCCTAAATACCACCCTCTTAACCTATAAGCTTCTGTTGTTGTACCACCTGGAAATTGTGTAGCATCTTTACTTTCTGATATACCTATTTCAAAATAATTATTTGTTACTGCATCTGCTGTATCACCACCTACAAATCCTACTCTATATAGTGTTTGTAATGTCGTGGGAACACCTGAATCACTTGATAATAAAAATCTACACATATCATTGCCACATAAATCTATTCCCAAATCATTTAATTCATTAATATTTCGCTTATTTATCAGTTCATATGTTAATGAACTGTTTTCTAATTTATATACTGAATTTTGACTAAAAAAATAAATATTTGTCATAAGTGTATTTGAATTTTTCGGATACGCATTTGCCACTATTGCAGAATTACCAGAAACTAAACCATTTGTTAAATCTGTATTTGTAAAAAAAGTGTTTTGTCCTGAACCTGATAACATTTGTGTATATACTGTAGATACTTCTAATCTGGTTGGTGGATCTATTATTACACTAGGATATGGTGTAGGCGTTGGATATTGATCAGAATATACATTAAAACTTAAATCTGAACTCAATTTCATAAAATATTCTGATAGATAATACTCAAAACCTGGAAATAT